AATAGTTACCGTTACCGTCAGTCTTTGGTCTGAACATAACTTCACCGGCACGTACCGTTTGATTGTCTATCTCTTGGGTAGCAGTGATTGCGAAATATGATTTACCATCACCACCGTACTTGATGTACTTGGCAGTATACGTTATGCCGTTATCTTCAATAGAATGTTTGAACTTTGGGTTCAATGTTTCTTTGTTGATTGTTTCATTAATGAATTCGTTTGCTCTCATTTGCCGGTCCACCTTGCAAATAAACCAGTTGGAACATCTGTGTTATATAATTTACTCAATGAGTTCTTAACTACGGGAGCTAGTTCTCCGTTGCCTGGCATAACATCAAACGCCCAGTACTCTGCGTACTTGCTTTTACCAATAAACTGACCACCAAGTTTCATAATGTTGTCGTGCATCGTATCAATAACCGTTTCTCGCTTTTTCATTGCTTGTTGGTACTCAGGGGTATCAGGCCAATCTGTAGGATCAAATTCTAAATCATCAGGGTCAAGTTGAAGGAAGCCTTTAACTTCAACACCGGGTATACTTGCTAAACTCATCCAGTTTCTACGTCCACCTGGTGTTTGTTCGTTACCAGCAAGCAATGTCTTTTTCATAATCGACAATACGATGCCATACAATGCTTTAGCAAGACCTTTACCACGATAGTCTTCGTCAACTGTAATAGAACCAACTTGTACTGCGTTAGGGATAGGGCTAGAGAAAGTTTCAACTGACAGTTTAGCAACAATCTTTGGTTGTGGTTTTACACCATTGCGGTGAACTTCTTTCACTCTAGCTATAAACGCTTCAACCGACTCCCCGTGTCGTCTAGACAATGTGTTTTCAATATGTTCAGGGTCAACTATGAAGATAAATTGACGAGTACCGTCACGGTCAGCTTTTATGCTATAGAATAATCCACTGCCGCCAGGCAAAGGTATTAATTTCTTTTCACCGGGAGTTTGATAAATCCCTAACTCATCTTTGCCACCGGTGTAGTCATCTTTACTAAGACGTTCAATCTCGGTTAAAAATTCATTTGCTCTCATCTTGATGCAACCTTAACTGGTTTTCCTGGCTTAACGTTCAAGTGTGCTTGCCAATCACGTGCTTTTTGTTCGCGGCTAGATTGACCTTTCATTCCCGGATTGATGTTCTTTGTAACTTGCTTAGTGTTTGTGAAGCTCTTTGTACGTGGCTTAACGAATGTCATCCAGTACCACAAGCTACTCAATGCAGCCGCTGTCGGAGTAGCTACTAAGTCAGGATTCTTTACAAAGTCAACTGGGTGACTGATGTACTTTGAAATCCATTCACCTGCTTTTTCATAGTTGTATTTACCAGTCAACTGAATATAACCACGACCACGATACTTGATACCGTCGCCTGGATTAGTGTTACCTAATTGTTTTGCTTTTTGTGGGTTGTAACGAATGTCATACTTCTTAGCAAAACGCTCAGGCGAACCATATTCTTCCATTGCTTTGAAGTTGTCGCTCTCATGGGCGCACTGTGCCATGAATGCTGCTAGTTCAGCAGGATCAGTAATAAATCGTTTAGCCCACTTGAGTAGTAGTTCTGCTTTGGGATTGTTTGCTACAGGCTGCGGAGTTGGATTAACTTTAGCTTGAGCTACACCTGAAGCTGCCATGGCACCTGCACCTAGTGCGCCTAGAAATCCTCGGCGTGACATGTCTTCGTTTACAAACTCATTTGCTCTCATTAATCATTCTCTTTATCAAGTTAAAAATGCTCAAAGGATTCTTATTATACTGTCTTTTCAAGACCTGTGCTTTAAAATCAATAGTTTCTTTACCCATTTCAAACAAGTCTTCAGGCACTTCTGTTAACTTTTGTTTTACTTTATTGGAAAATTTCGGGATGTTCTTTTCCATAAATCTTTATGTACTTTCCAGCCAACATATCAGCCATCGCTTCAATGGGGCTACCGGGATAACTATCACCGTTCTCAATCATACCTAACTCATCTTGTCGTTGATGTACTAGTTCATGGAAAATTGTTCTGAAAATATCAATCAAGTTGCGATTTTCAATGTACACGATAATGTTACCTTGACTATCGTGCATGCCTGTTCTGTGGTCTTCTTGTGCTTGTTGTGTATCTCTACTAAAGTGAAACTTCGGAGTACCTTTGACATTCAGTGTTTGCTTTGCCCACTCAATAAATTCTTCAACTTGCTTAACGTCATCATCTGTCTCTACACCCTCAGTAACTTCTTCGTTACGTTGTTTGATTCTTTTAACCCAAGTATCAGGTGAATGTCCGTATTTGCGTACAAATAAGCTATGTAGTTTTTCACCGGATAGGTCGTGCTTGACGCTGATTCGTTGCATCAACGCATCTATTGCATCATAGTCAGTTCTTTTGAGTGTAGGAAGCTGGTCTGCTAATTCTTTAGCAGCAGATTCTAGGATAAATGTTTCGGCTCGCATAATAAGTATTTATGCGTTTTTAGAAGTAATGCTCACTTTAGAAAATTCCGGTAGCGAATCGTTCATTTCAGGGCAGCAGCCGCCCGACGCCTGCATGGTAGTAACTACCACGGTCCTAAGGCATGTTCTTAATTAATCTTATTCTCAGGCTTGTCATACGCTCTACGGTCAGTTAGATGATATTCCATTCCGTTTTCTTCACTGTATTTTTGATACAAATCCCATGTAGGCAATAGACGTTTAATCATTTTAGCGTACAACGATATACGAGAATTTCTGTTATCTTCTTTGGCACTGAACGTAATTTCTTCTACTTTATCGAGTCCGTAGATTTCTAAAAATGAACGTGTAATATCAACCGCAGTTGACATAACATCCGCTGAGTTACCTGTGCCAGTTAAACCAAATAAGTCTAAATTTTCATCATCAGTTGGCTGTCTTATCAAGCGAAACTGCATTTCCCACTTAGTTGGATTACCTGCACGAACGTGTGAGTATGCATGCCATTGATATGTTCTATCCCCCACTGTGAAGTCAGCAGTCGCTTCTTCGCTACCGCGGTGACGCCACTTCCAGTTTGTTTTACCGGGTTCGAAGACTTCAGTGATGAATTCGGTTGCTCTCATTACTCACGTTCTTTTTTAAGGATACTACGGATAAACCATGCTTTCTTAGCATACAAGTCTTGAAGTTCAGCCATGTAGTTTTCGATACCATGTTGATTCTCATTAGCTGCCTCGTCAAACATTGCTGTTACTATCTGAAGCATTGTTTCACAGTCTTGTAATGATTCAGCAAACATTAATTCGGCACGTGGAATCTTAGTTTGGTCTTGAATAACAGATAATTCAGCATAACGAGTTAAACTACCCGGAGTGTAAGCACCTAAGATTCTAATGTACTCAGCGATTCTATCAATCGTGCTGCTTACGTCACCGTATAGTGTATCAAAGAATTCATGGTATTGAGGGAAGTCACTGCCTTCAATGTTCCAATGAAAGTTCTGTGACTTGATAGCAAAACTTTGTGTGCTTGCTAGTAATGTTTTTAAGCTGTCTGATAACATGATTTATTTAGTGTCTTAGTAATAGAGTAGAAAGAACGTTCTGGTCATTAGCAGACACATCGCCTTCGCCCGGAGCAACAATAACGTTGTACTTCATGCCGCCGACTTTAGGCTTGCTCATATATTCGTTGTAACTTAGAATTGAGTTAGGTGTGATATTATATGCTTGTGCCAAACGTTGTTTCAACTGAGTTAATTCTTGTGGACCAGCAACTTGCCATTGACCGTCAGGTCCCTTAGCTAAGTTACCTTTAGCGTCTTTTGCTAACAAGTCATAGAATAGTTTCTCAGGAACAATACGTGAGTTCTTTGTACGCTCTAAGTTAGGGTCTTGTTGCTTAACTTGTTTCTCTTGCTGAGTGTTAGCACCCTCAGACCAGTTGATAATGAAGTTGTCTGGTTTCTCTGCAAGTGCAGCGCCTGCCATCTTTGTATAAGCATAGAACTTGACGTTAGGATGTTTCTTAGCCATCTTCAATGCTAAGTCTAAGTATTCTGGCGAGAAGAAATCACCGGCGTCATGCCAGCGAACAGTAACTTGCCAACCTTGCTCAAATCCCTTTGAACCTTTAATACCAGCAGCTTCTTCTTTAGAAATCTCTGCACTTAATTGATTGAAGAAACCAGTTGGGTCATTCAATAGATATGTCAAGATACGACCATCAGATAACCAAGCTGCTTTGAATTGAACTTTTCCACCCTTCATAGCGAAGCAATCAACTTTACATGAACCAGCACCTGGACATGTGTTAACTACGATTAGTTTGTTCGTTGATTCGTCAACCGCAATACCTGTCAATGCTGCAAAACCAACATTAAAGAATTGTTCGAATGCGCCATTGCTGTGCTTCATCTTTTCGTTTTGCTTTAACAACTTCTTAGGACGTTGCTTCAATGCTTCGATAACTGCTTCTTCTTTGTATCTCTTGCCTTCTTCACTGTAGTACTCAATAGCACTTGAACGGTGAATGTATGGCATCTTGTACTTGTCACCTTTTGTCTTGCCAGTAGTATACTGAGGAATACCCTTCTTGTTTACTTTGACGTTACCTTCTTTATCAAGGTCATCAGTGCCTTTGATACGTGTCATGTAGTCTTGAAACTCTTGAGAACCTAGTTCACGTTGTTGAGCTGGTAGTGCAGTTGCTTCGTCTACTTCTTGCTCAGGTTCTTGACTCTGAGCAGGTTGACCAACGAATTGGTCGATAGACATTACTTTGATGCCTTTTACAGCTCCCGGTAATTTTGGTGTTACACCTTCAAATAGTTCTTGAAAATTCATTTGTTTGTTACTTTCGCAATAATTTCTTTATCTTTAGCTTTGCTAGAGATTTCTTTATCTTTGGCTTTTGAGCCGATTTCTTTATCAGCACCCTTCTTAAAGATTTGTAAATCTTTGTATAAGTCTTGTGCTAATTTGTCTTCGTTGAATTCAGCTTCGCTGACTGGTACACAGTTATTTACTCTAGTGCCACCCTTCATCTTAGTGCCTTGCTTTTTATAGCCCTTCCAGCACTTAGGATCTAAACGTTGTTTCACTTCGCTCAAATCACGTTGTACGCTTTCTAGCATCTGAACTGTTTGTTCAACACTTTCACAGTTCCAACGACTTAGTGCTTTTGCTTTTGGTGTTGGACGACCCTTCTCATCTTTCATAGGACCTTTGTTGCCACTCATACGAGCGCAGAATGATTTACGGCGTTTAGCATCTTTGCTGCCAGCTTTCAATTCACTTGGCTTTTTAGTAACAGCAGTTTTTAACTTGCTACCTGGATTCTCTCTACGATATGCTTTAACAGCTTTGGGACTCATGCCGTCTGTTTTGTCTTGCTTGTTAGTCTTTTGCCAATCTTCGTCAACTTGAGGATCGATACCCTGTTCTTCTTGGCTCTCTAAGTAATCCCAAACTGCAACAAGCATGCCTTCAACTTTAGCAATCTTCTCTTGTGCCCATTCTGGTAAGTTTTCGTTCTCACCGATTGTGTCAATCAAACCCTGTGCAGCACGTGCGATAGTATGTAAGTTGCTTTCCGCTGAACCTGACTCGTCATCATATTCTGGGTTGTCGCCTTCAGCTACAGGTTTGAACTTATGACCTAATTCTTTCATCTTGTCGTCGGCGTGCTGTTCTAAACTAGCGTCAAGACCCATTGTTCTGTGAGAGTCACCTTGCGAGATGATATCACCACGTTGTTTAGCAACATTAAACAAGGCAAACAAATCATCCCATTCGTGAGTGTTGTTAATCTTGTCTTTGTATAGTTGTTGCTTCTCTGGCTTGATTTTTGCAAGAAACTTGTGCTTCATGTTGTGATTAGATGGAAAGCCTGCATAATCATTACCTAAGTCTTTCGTTGTGTAGTCAAAGCTGGCTTCGTCAACTGTTTTCACTGGCTTTTGATTCTTAGCTTTCCACTTTTCAAACTTAGCAGCATCTTTAGCGGCTTGCTCTTCTGGAGTTAGTGGAACTGTTGTCTTGCGCTTTGCTAAACCGGCTCTAGCACCTGATGTGTTAGCACGAGCTTCTTCTACTTCGCCGCCAGCAACATGTGAACCATCAACAATCTTACCATTAGTAAACTTGAATGACTGTACGCCATCTGGTGTTAGCATCTTCTTTAATGCCATTGTAGTGATTGTGCCCGGCTGTGCTTTACCTACACGCTTTTCTTCAACCGGTAAAGCTGAACCACGAGGTAACACCTTCTTGCCGTTTTGTAGTTTACGTGATAGTAAGTCTTGCAATACATAGTCTGGGTTGTTAATGACAACTTGACGAGCTTCTTCTGGGCTACTAGCTACTACAGAATATAGTCTTGGACCGTAATCAGCATACTTACCACGATAGAAATTATTGAATACATGAACGTCCCACACTTGCATGTCTGAACCTACAGATTCGTTTGTACCAGTAGCTAATCTATCATGGTCTGCATTACGTTCTTGTTGTTGTGCAGCTAAACGTTTCTTACGGAAGATTTCACGGAAATATGCTTCGTCATCTTGATTGACACCGGGAGATGGTCTGCTATGAGAACGTGCCTTTGCCGGGGCATTACGTGCTGCATAGTAATCTTCGTCACTGTCAAAGTTACGAGGATCAACTTCATCTAGTTGGGCTTCTTTAACTGCTTGTGAGTTAGGGAACTTACTACTAGTCTTGATTCCAGCAAACATGGAGCCTTTGCCTCTACGTTGCATACCACCGACTGGGCTTGAGACAGAAGCGACTGAGCCTGAGCCTGTTGCTCCTGCAGATGTTTCTTCTAATTGCTCGTCCTCTAAGAACTTGTCTGAGCGACCCATTGTAGGTGCTGAGTTCGTAGCGTTTTCTGGGCTACTTGCGGGTGTAATACTCTCTAAAAGATTGTTGATTTTCATAAAAAAGTCCGTTGATATTATATTTATCAAATTTCAGCAGAGCACTGGAAAAGTCAATAAGTGTATATGCTACTATAAATAAAACATGGATATGCACTCAGATAAAGACTTTTGGACTACCTTGCAATGGCCAGCTGCACCGAACGAGGATGATTATCAAGTATTTGAAAGCTACTGTACTGGCAAGGTATTATTGTTGGGTAGTACTAGACTACTGTTACCGCTTTGTGATGAGGCATGGGACTTAGAGCCTAAATATACTGATATTAAGATTAAGAATAAAGACTGGTTTGGGTTAGACGAGCACTTTGACACAATCATAGTAGACGGAGCATTAGCATTTGGAAAAGAATTTACACAAGACTTATTACCTATCGTATTAAGAAACTGTGATAGATTCATATCACGCACTTTCTTAAATCCTAACTGGGAAACAAAGTATGCTTGCTACTTCCCAAGAAAAGAGGAACTAACACCTAGTCCCGAAGAACACAAAATTAACGACATTTACACATTTTACATATGGAACAACAAACAATACTAGCAATGTACTCAGGCGGCTTAGACAGCTTGGGCATGATTTACAAACTACTAACTGATCCTGAGTACAAAGACTACAAGTTACACATTCACCACGTTCATCACGACAACGTTGAGAATAGAGCACAAGCAGAAGCTGTTTCAGTGGGTGAGGCACTAACTGAACTAAAGAAACAAGGATTTAGTTTTGTATACAGTGAGAGTCAAATAAGCACACTACCATTTAATGGCAAGTTTATGTACGATACAGATAGTATTAACTTCTTTGCTGGATACATTTGTAGTGTTAATCCAGATATTGTAAAAGTTGCTTTAGGTATGCAAGCTAATGACTTTAACTTGTCATTGGAAGAAAGACGCAAACGTGCTGATAAGATTCTAGGGGCATTCACCGATGTTAAGAAAATATATCCCGTGTTGGATATGACTAAGCGTGAGATATACGACACGTTACCTGAATCATTAAGAGATTTGTTCTGGAGTTGCCGTACACCAATTTACACGGAAAAAAGTATCGCACCCTGTGAGAAGTGCGATACTTGTGTTAAGCTACGAGAGCAAGGTATTAGGGTTTAATATCTGCGCCACTCTGTGCCGTTGAATGCTAACCCGAATGATTCCTCGTTTTGGCTTGCAACATAATCACTTGATGATCCCATGATGTTTGCACCATTAGTATGAATTACTAGGTTATTCACACTGAACGATCCGTATGCATCCATAAAGAAAATAGCATCTCCTGCAGTTGGGCTTGCAGGCATTGTAGTAATTGCAGCCTCACCCAATGAATCCACTAAGTAACGTTTCCCCACTTGAGCAACAAACGTTTGGTATACAAGAGTAAAGCTAGGTTCAGCTTTTGGAGCTGAACTAATCACTGTGTTGTCCGGTAACGTTAAGTTACCTGTATTGTCAAATGACCATGTCTTCATCGTTCCGGTAACATCTGTTTGAATCGTAACATTACTAGAATACGTTGAGACAATAGTAGTTGGATTACCAGCGTTAACATTCCAAGACATCATTTGTGCTGGGTTGTTTGTACCATCATCCATAGCAACAATTCCAATTGATGCGTTAGCTGCTGTTTTAATCATTCCGCCTGATGTGCTAGGAATTGTTAAGTTGCCGTCTTTATCAAAAGTCCAAGTAGCATTGTTCTTTGTTATAAGCTGGATTCCACCATCACTATTGTGTACTAACTGTAGCGGGCTACCAAAGTTTTCATTACTAGGAAGAGTGATAGATACCTGTCCAGGAAACTCACCGTCCCAATTTGGGGTCATAATCATATTATAACTAGAACCACTATTAATATCATAGCTACCGATACCGCTACCGATGAATCTAGTATACCCTGTATCACCACCAACAGCAACGCCGCCGCCGGTGCTGCCATCATGTACACGTAATCCGTTATTTGGATCCCATGTTAGCGTACCTTGTGGGTACGCATCATTTGTGTTGAAGTTATTATTTTCACTTGCGTTAAATCTTTTAAATTGTGACATTATTATTTTCCTTTATTAGTAGTTGTATTCACTACCGTAGAATACTGTAGAAGTCCATTGTATCATTAAGTTCTGGCTGCTGCCATTAGTCATCTTTAAGAACAGTTGACCGTTACGTTCGTTGTTACATTCCCATAATGTTACAAACTGTAAATTACTTCCGCCACTTAGATGTTCAGTATGAGTAGCTGCTTGTTGAGGGTAGTCATTAGACAGATGGATAGTTCCTATGATAGTACCGTTATTAACAAATGCATGATATTGAATAATAGCACCACGGAAGTCATTGCTACCACTGGTGTGATTTGCTATATCAAACCACTTAGCATCATAATCACCACCATCATAAGATACTGCGGCACCGCCATTGTAAGTTTCAATACGCCATGTATTGTTATTAGGGTTAGTCCAAGAAATAACTTCAGGTGGAGTAACAACTTCACCGCCGATACTCGTTTGATTTACTGTGATAGTAACATCATTCTTAGTTGGGCTGCCGTTAGATGTTCCTATGTTAGTTGGAGTTTCCGGAACTGTTGCTGCGACTGAGGTTGTTGTTAATGTTGACCATTCCATGTTTTCAGTACTGATAACAAACTGTCCATATGTACCGTCTGTGTTCTCGCCGGTGACTGGGAAACTATATACTACGCCAACAGTATTGCCGCTTGGCGGTTGAGAGCGTCCTGCAATAGTAAGGTAAGTTTCATTACAATCAATGTACTGCGAGTTGGAATTAGCATTAATCTCACCGTTGTTACCAGCGTATGTACGAGTAATACGTTTGTTCCATACACTACTACCATCTGTACCGCTGACACGCATTACATATTGTGTGTAATCGTTATCTTCAAAGTTTGTGATAATGTAGTCACCGTCTGGTGTGGCAGTACCTCTGAAGTTGCCGTCCCAACTAGGTCCAGTATCTGCTTTTACTTGCCAGAATATTTCACCAGTGTCGCTAGATAACTTAGTAACTACGCCATCTTCGTCTACAGTGAGCAAACTGCCATCAGCTAAAATATCAATGCTGTATAATTCATTGCCCATGTTATTGGCTGGATCAATGTATACTGCCCATAGTTGCTCACCGTCGATTGCATACTTGATTACTAAACTGGATCTTGTACCGTTAGAAACTCCACCCACTACGTAAGTATTTCCACCATTATCAACAACAACAGAATTTATCGTGTCGTAACTACCTGCTCCGATACTCTTTGACCAAGCATTGCTACCAAATCTTGCAACAAATGCTTGATTGTATAGTTGGAAAGTAAAGTCTACTGGATTTCCAATATCGGTGCTCCAATCTCTTCCGTTCCATGCTGGGCAATACACGTTACTTACAGGTGTACCTTGAATGTTAGATATAGCGGCTTGCATATTATTGCTGTTGTCAGCGAATATAGTTCTATCGAAGTCAAATGTGCAGTCGTTACCAGTATTACTAATGATAGTGTACGTTTCATTAGGAGATACTGTAACACCGTTTGGTACATCAAATCGATAGAAGCCACCTGCAATCTGAACATTACTTAATATAACCGAACCAGTAATACCAGGTCCACTAACTCTCCAACCGTTTTGTACGTTTGCCAAGTCAGCGAAATCTGCTGCTACAAAGTATAAACTACCATTACCGGAAATATTATCGCTAGTAACTGTGTATTTTACATTATCGACACCGCCTAAGTTACTACCTAGTACTCTCAATGAGACAGGAACATCCCAGCCGGATATTACGCCACTCCAGCCGTTAACTCTAGTAATAACATATGCACCGGCTTCAGTAGAAGACACTGAGATATTGAGACCACTACCGGTGCCATCAAGACTAGCAGTTCCGCTACCACCGTTCAATGTAAATCCAGAATATCCGCCAATGTTAGTTGACAACTGGTCACCGTTGTTTAAACCTGAAGCGTTTATTTCACTCCAACTAAAATACAGTTTGTCTACTGTACTACCAGCTAATGGAGTTAATGTTTTTGTTAAGCTAATATCGTAAGTTTCCCCAACAACAACTGCGAAAGGAGCATCGGCACCATCAAGACCGAATACAGCGTCATTTAACTCCATACCAGTATCAGACGATGTTTCTAGGTCGATGGGTGAATTGCCAACTTCACCGGTTGCAGGGTTAATAGCGTACATAAAACCAACAGATTTACTAGTGTTAGTATCGTAGTAATCACCAATAGCAATTAACAATGGCTGTCCACCTGCCACTACATGCTCCAATGAAACTATGCGAGGATATTCAGCAGAACCGTTCTGTGATGCAATATCTACGCTCCATAGCTTTTCACCGGTACTATCAAACTTCATTACACCGCCATAGTATCTGGAATCACCATTAACATAATACGAATAACTGACATAACTGTTGTTATCACCGTCTACTGCAACCGCTTGACCTTCGACTTGATTATTGTCACCCGGGTGTGACAATTCATTGAAGTAACCATATTGCGGTGATGATGCTTCTGCTAATAAATCAACTCCATTAACATCTCTGATTGTTTTACCTGCCGGTAATACTAAATCACCATCTGTACCAAATTGCCATTCATGGTCGCTATCATTAGTAGAGATAGAAACACTAGTATTTGCGGAAATACCAACTTCATCGCCGCGTGCTATAATGAACACATCATCAGCACCGTATAAGTTTAAGTCACAGTCACCGTCGTAGCCGTCTGGACGAGTAGTCTCAATCGTTAAATCACCGCGTGTAGCTAAGTTAAATTCACCGTCGCCATCTGCAACTGTTACATCAACCAAGCGTTTCCAAATTGCTGGAGTAATAGCGGCGAATTTGATTAAAAACTCTTGTCCGTCTGTAGGGGCAGATCCATCAAAGCTAAGGCTAAGGAATGGGGGAGTTTGTTCCCAACTTAATCCAGTGTAACCGAATGGATCTATCCAAGTGTCCCCACCGTCGGCAGAGATTAATCCATCACCCACCAAATTTGGATTAGCTAAAGCGAATGACAACAATTCTGGATAGTCTGTTAAATCAACTACTAGTTGTCCTTGGTCAACTCCTGGACCAGCTTGACCAAAATCTTGAGTAGTATGCTCTACTGTGAATATAGTTTCTTCCGGTGCTTGATAATCATCTACGCAAATGTATGTTTCACCATTTGGTGTTAGTGCTATAGTGCCTCTTGTATCACCAGTATCGCCTGTTGGGAATTCGACACTACGTTCTACTACAGCGCCAGTGCCACCGCTGCCACCTGATATAGTTTGATTCTCCCACTGTTCTCTTTGTTCGTTCCAAACTAGAGCTTGACCGTCAGTTACATTGGCAACCTGAACATCTTCTAAATCTTCTAGTGCTGATGGACCACCGCTACCGCCACCGCCAATGTTCTCAACTTCACCTACTTCCATCTTAGGACGGAAAGGAATCTGTGTCCATTGTGTAGGATCAAAATTCGTAAACGGGTTCGCACTCAAGTCACACGCCCACATATTTTCGTTTGCTAAGGATGCATCGGCAGCATCAAACACCCCGGAAGAAACAACTTCAATTTCTTCAATTCTTGTGTCATCTTCTATTTTAGCTTCGTATTCTGCGTCTGCGTATGATGCAGATGGTGTAGAAGTTCCTGACAAGAATGAATATCTTGCATTGTCGATAATCCTAGGTACTACTTGATTACCAAGCGGGTTATAGAAGCCTCGAGTCGGGCTATAGCCCCACCAAGAAAGATTGATGCTACCTACATTTGGTGTTTGTTTAGTCTGACCAATTTTAACTAGTACTGGCCATGACACCAGGTCTCCTGGGGCACGAGTTTTACGCTGTCCCGGCCAAGACTGACTAGGTTGCGTAGCTACTTGTACGTCTAAAATTCCGTACAATGTGTCATTTCCTATAATGAACGATTGCCATGTAATATCAAAAGTAGGAGGTGTCCAGTCTACTTCACCTGACACTGGATCACCAAAGACAAAATCATTCGGTAACGCATCGTAGGTGTCTTGGTCATAAAGCATCCATTCAGAAGTATTAGTAACCGTCCGTGACGCAAATAAACCTGCTGGTTCAATTTGGTCAGTCCATTCGGAAGTTTTATCTACCGTAATATTAGGATAAGTTCCAAACTCCTTAACTTCTTCTACGCTATAGTTTGCAGCTTGAGTAAGACCGGGGATTACAACACCAGTAGTTCCTGCTTCTAATTGTACGCCACCAAGTTTAAATTGTGCGCCTTGAATTTCAAAAGGTTTGATTGTCATTTTTATTATTTCCTATTAATCTGATGATGTCATTTCGGTCACGAATGAGCGAACTACTACATTTTCTGTTGTGCTAGATGGTCTGCACAATACTTCTACTCTATTTATCGCTGAGTTCCAGCGAGTAGTGAACGTTGCCAAAGGATTGGTGCTTGTGTACACTAATCCGTATACACTACCTGCTATAGCGTCACTTCTATAACTCTTAGCAATCATCATTTCACAACTTTGTGTGTCCCAGCCTTGTTGTGCCGGATCTTCATTGCCTTCAACTTTTAGCAACAACTTGAATGTATGCTGCCATTGGTCTGTTCCAGTATGAATGATTGTATCTACGTTAGGGGGACAAGTAACATTAGTGTCATCGGAAACTTGTCTTGTGTAATACATGTCTACTTGATTAGTTGTAACACTTCCTGTTACAACTTTAGGGGCAATAAACTCACCAGTCTGAGTGAACGAGAATGTGACTGCCGGGCTTGCAACTTGGTCGAAACCTATGATGACATCTCCTGTGCCAATCATTGAGTTGTTAACGAACGTGATGTCACCTGTATTTGCTGCGCCGCCACCCCCTAATACACTTTGACCTGCGTTATCAACAATGTCTCCGCCTAAAGGTAGCATTAACTTACCTTCTTTGTTAAACTCCCAAGTCTGAAGTGTTGCACCTTCGCCACCAAGGGTTCTTACAAATACTCTGCCAAGATTACCGTCAGCAAGAACAGCCGCAGTATAACCTGATTCTACACCTAGACTGTTTAAAGTTAAACGGTCTGGACTAGTAATAGAACCAGGAACAGTTAATGTGCCGTCTGCTTTGAAGAACCAAGTATTATCTGCCGCACTGACTGCAACACTGGTAGCAGCCAATTCTGCCTGCCAAGCATCATATGCATCACTCGCTGCCTTGGCAGTAGGAGCCATGCTAGATGGCGGTGGTAATCCTGGCCCTATGAAATTATAACCTGTAATTAGAGCGTATGCTTGGTAGCTTGGCAAACCTGCCCAAGGTCTTGTGCCTTGAGTATATGCTTGCTCATCAAAATCTCTAAGAATCTCCCACTCTGTTTCTGTGCCAAACCAAATGTTGTAAGTCAGAGTTGCACCATTACCGGCACTTATTTCTATATTGTGATTGGTAGTTAACGATGCGCCACTTTCTGAGTCTAATAATAAATGAGTAGTGCTGATATTATCAGTAGTTGTTAGTAGAACAGTGTCACTAGAAAGTTGAATACCGGTAGATCCAATAGTAATAGCTTGTGCCGCCCATTGTCCTAGTTGAATGGTAGTGTCATCTTTGGCAATAAAGAAGTCACCACCAGTTAAAGAAGTTGTGTCATCGATGATTGGCTTGTTAGTCAAGTCATTGTAGTCAGTTATTACCGAAACACCTGCTACTGCTTCAGTCACATATGATTCAGTCGCATACCCAGTTAAACTAGGGATAGTTGGTTTGTTTGTTAGACTGTCGTAGTTACCATCAAATAATGTTGGTTTGTTAGATAAGTCATTGTAGCTGCCAGATACTGCAACTGTTGACAACCCAGTACGTGCATATGTTTTAATCTGTGTGCCAGTAACTTTCTTTGTAGAACCACTGTCAACAACTGGAAAAACACTTGCGTCTGTAACTGATGCTGCTCCCGTTAAGTTTGAAATTTTTGTATTCGCCATGAATATATTCCTATTATAATATTAAGTTTTTCCCGTCTTCTGTCATCAACTCTAAATCATCTTCTGTTAATAGTAGTGATGCAGGACCTGATGCAACCAACAACCACGGACGACCCTCTTCAGGTGACGTAGTACCAGGAGACTCGTACACGTTATATTGTCTATAACCGTTTGTACCAGTCTGTTGTCTTTTTGTAGCAGCCAATGCTAGTTTCAAATCTTTTCTACTAGACTTCGGCTCGCTCGTTGATATTCCATTTTGTGCCATGATTAATCCGATGTTGAAATTTCTGTCGCAAATGAACGTACATATACACCATCCGTCGTACTTGCTGGTCTGCATAAAACTTCAACTCTAAGTGAAATTGCATTCCATCTTGCTGTAAACGTTGCTAATGGATTCGTGCTAGTATAGACTAAACCATATACACTTCCCACTACAGTGTTGTTTCTAAAACTTTTAGCGATAGTCATTTCACATGTCTGAGTATCCCACTCAGGTTGACCATCTTCTGAGCCTTCAACTTTGAACAACATTTTGAATGAATACTGCGAATCACTAGTACTAGTGTAAACTACTGTATCAATATTTGGATTGCATGTAACTGTACCGCTCGAAGTTTGTTTTACTTGGTTAGGTAAACGAAGTTCAGTATCCACAGTTAAACCTGCGAATGTAGGTGAATCTGTGGTGTTCAACGATTGGTCATATGATGTTCCACCTTGACCTAACAAACTTGTAGTGTCAGTTAACTCACTAATATCTGTGGGTACAACAATTCCATCAACTGCACTGTTAACATAAGTCTCGGTAGCATATCCAACCAAACTAGGTATAGTTGGTTTATTAGTTAAGTCATTATATGACCCACTGAAAGATGAGCCACTACCAGTAGACGCAGAAGATTGTATAGTTGAATCACCGAATGTGATAGTACCTGATAGAATTAAGTTTTTGATACTTAAGGTATCAGTTTGCGAATTATAACGCAAATCAGAGTCACTACTAAAATTACCACCTACATTAAATTGAAGCTCTCCGGATGATCCAGCAACTTCATTGGTTACGTTTACTGTAGTATTGTCATTAAAGAGATTAACTATTTGTTGTGTTACTGGAACAAACCGTGTAGTTACTGTACCCATGTCCGTTTCGACACGTGCGCTCAATACTGTATTGTTGACTTTTGGTGCTAAGTACACTAACCCTGGATCGTCAGATTCGTTGATAATTGTTTGTGCCGGTGATTTACTCATTGCATTTCTTTCTTATTATGGTTTTAAAATCGGTGGTCTACCGTCACGTGCAATCTTCCATCCAAACTTTCTGGCGCCTTTTTGCATAGTATCAGGACGAACATCAACTGATAACGCACGTTCCCATCTAGGATCGTTCTTTTCTTTTTCGCTTGGGATGTAACCTGAGCACTCAGGTAAACTTAAACGTTCATCGTGCAACGTCTGTAACTTGTCGTATAAACGTTGAATAATGCCTTTACTACGTAGTGCTTTGAATGCTAGATTCTCAGGACCAAACTCTCCATTGAAGTCTAATCCTGCTTGTCTGTATCTCTTAATTGTACGTAGTATGTTTTTAATCTTTTGTGCGTTGTTTGATTTGATTGCATAACGTGACAATTTAATCAACTTTTGATACTTCAACTTAGTTGCAGCTTGGTCAAAGTTTGCTCTACGTTTTCTAGGTAATCTAATCCATGCATCACGCAGTACTGAGTATTCACCTAAACTAATAACAGGTTGATTTGAATCCTGAACGTATAGTTCGACTTCAAATCCATTAATCTTAATGTCATGTGTATCGTTGTAAACTACTTTCTTTGCATCGAATAGTTCACGGTATACATCATCGTCATTGAATTGTGTATAATCCACTAAGATATGCAAGTCGATATCAGAGTGGTCAGTGTATGAATAAGCCGCGCTTGAGCCGCTTAGTGTAATATCTTTAATGTCTAGGTGTTTGATGCCAAGATGGTCAACAAAATCCTCAGCAATATTCAAAAGCTGAGTTCTAACATCTTCACGCATGTTATCCCCCAGAAAAATAGCAGGGTTAAGTTTATCGTGAAAACGCACTGCGTCATCTAGTTTAAATTCGTCAAATTCCTTGAGGTTCATATGTTATTTATCAAAAAAGGGCTGACCCTTTCGGACCAGCCCTGTGTTTTAAAGATAGACTAATTATTGTCCGTCTTTCGGTGCTTCTTGTTTTGCTTTTTCAGCTTCTTTTTGAGCCAATGCTTTCTTAGTTTGTTCTTCTAAGTACATAGGTCCGATTGTGTTCAACAAGTGTTGTTGATTTTCCATACAGAATACATATGAGCCACTGTGACGCAATAGAACTCGCTTGTCAACCCAGATACGACCGCCCATGTCACGCCAGTTTTCACAGAATGTCCAGTCTTCTGAGTAGTAGCGACCTTGACGAACTGCTGTATCGAAGTAAGTCTTCAAGTGAGAATCGTACTTAGGGTCTAAACCAATGTCGTTCTTGTATGGCTTAACTGCTGGGTGAGTATTCATCTTTTCGAATACATGACGCTTCATCAACAAGAAACCTGTACCTGCTTTTGATACTTCTTGCAATCCGTCAGTGCCTTCTTCTGCACCTTCAAAACCGTTAACAACCCACTTGACTGGCATTGTCTTCATTGGGTATAGTCCACCAATAACGTCAACGTCACGGTTTAGTAATACTAACAAGTGCCATGGCTCCCAACCAATGTCTGCGTCAACAAAGAACAAGTGTGTTGCACCTTCTTGTAGCAAGAACTTAGCTGTTAGTGTGTTACGAGCACGTGAGATTAGTGATTCGTTGACCATTGTTTCCAATGTCCAATCGATACCCAATTGACGAGCTGTGTTAGCCCATTTGATAAATGACATGAATGTAGATTCTGTCAACATGCCACCATAGCATGGCATTGCGATATGGACTTTAGTTGTACGTAGAAAATCTACGTTAACTTGTACTTGTCCGTCTGCTGTTTTTGCAGCTTGTTCTTGTTGAGCTTGTTCAGCAATTTCCTGAACTTTTTCAACTGGAACTGTTTTTTCTTCTGATTGTTTCTTTGACATTTGGTCCTCTTTAAAGATGTAAATATTTACACTCTAAAGAGGGGGTCAAATTATTTTTCGTCAATATAATCAGAGCTTTCGGTCATATCATCTTCGGTCCCGTCAGATTGACCCTTGACACCGTAGTTACCACGACTACCTTGACTACGTTCTTGCCAAACCATAAACGCTTTTGGGCGATGCTTGACATATTTTTCATACGCATACTTGTGAGCCATGCCCATGTTATCTGTTTGATACAATGGACCACCGATCCATTCAAACTGGTCTTCTGGGTTACATTGATAGACTTGATACTCAGCGTAAGGTAATCCATCATCCCCATTACCAGGAGCGAATTCATTTATCTGTGAACTATCAGCTGGTGCTGGGTAGAAGTAATGCCCGCCGTCACCCTTCATTCTGTATCGTGTCCAAATGTATACTTGACGACCTTCTTTAGTAGAGATTAGTTTCATGTCACGTGGTTCATCACCTTTGATAGGCATTCTTGAAGCCATACTATATTGTGTACCATCTAAGTACATGAAGTCACTATCACCGTCCCACTCAGCATTAGTTGGAGTAACTTTGCCACCATGGTAGTTGATTTTGTTTAGTCTTTCAACATCACTAGTACCTTGTTTCAGACGTTGTGCATCACGTTTAGCTTTTTCGGCAGCATCAGCACGAGCTTGTGCGGCATTACTATCTGCGGCAGCTTTATACATCGCTGCTTGATGACTTGGTGTTGGGAAAGCTCCTGCGATAGCACTTGCTTTACCTGCTGCGCCTAATGCGCCTGCGCCAGCAATACCTTTTAAGATACCTCTACGAGAGATACCTTCAGCTTCCGCCACACCTTGACCTTTTAGTTGGCGAGCGGCTTGATTCAATTGATTTATACTTACACTTCTTACACTATCAGCACCCAATGTCAAGTCAACACTGAATTGTTGCCCGTTTTTATAAAAATACAATTCATTGCTAGTTGTTTTGAAGTTATCAGCACCGTAATGACGAAGTACCTTTTTAGCTTCATCCATTGACATAGTTTCTGCTACACCTTCCGCCACACCTTGTTGAGGAGTGTCAATCTCTGCTAACTTAGCACGAATCAAACTGATTAGTTTCTTATGTGTACCTGAAAGAGCACGAGTCTTTTCAATGTAATCTAAAATCTGATTAGTCTCTGCTGCATACTTTGCTCTCCACTGAGGAGTTCTAGCGGTAGTAATGTCTTTGACGTTATCTAATCTGTCAGCAAGTTTAATCACGAGACCGTAACTACTCATAACAGCCATCTTGTGTGATAGATATGCAGCCTTGCCCATCTTCTTGATTTGTTCTGGATCGCTTGTTAGTTCTTTAACCAATGAAGCAACTAATCCACCAAACAAGTCATGTAAAACTTCTTGTGTTGTGTCAGTATCTTCGATTGTATCATGTAGATACGCAGCACTAATCAATGCATCAAGGTTGTGAGATTGCTTATACTTTCTAATGTGGTCAGCAACACGCATTGGGTGAGTAATGTATGGGTCGCCACCTGAACGAGTTTGTCCAGCATGTGCTTGTGTTGCATACTTCAATGCTTCTTCTGGGCTTTCTTCCAAACCTTGTTGTTCAGACTTACGCCAGTCTTCTTTAGACATTGGCATATTATGGTAAACATAATAGTCTTGTCCACGCTTTCCAATTCTAGCTTTACCACCTTTAGAAATTATGTGTTTAGCGAAACGCTGTGCAGAGTTTGGACTGGCTAGGAACATAGTTGTATAACGAAGTTCATCATCTGAACCTTCGTACGGAGACTTATGTTGTTGAACTGGTAATTCTGAGCCTTCGTCTACATTATGCTGACCAGCTTGTGTATAAGCATACTGTGGATGACGAGGATCACTTGTACTCATTGAATCGTCTTCTGGTTTCTTTTTAGATTGTTGTGGAAGTTGTCCACGCAAGTCTAATGCTTTTGCAGACACTGGATCAGTCTTACGCAATTCTTCACGTGCTTCTAAATCTTTCATGTGTCTGCGGAATTCTTCTTTGTCAAAGCCTTCACTGATGCCTTGCTTTAAGATATCAACTACTTTAGCTGCAACTTCTTGTGCTGAACCTTGATGTTGTTCACATGCTTGAGTAACAGCATCCATTACAAACTCATCACCAAACTTAGTAAAGATTTCTGGCTTAGCGTTGTATAATAATTCTGCTACTTCGTTAGGAGTACATTGCATACCTTCTGCTAATTCAGGTTGGTGTGTTCTGCGATACTGATTCTTATCTGCTGGACGAACTTCAATATCATTCATAGTGATATTATACTTTTTAGTCAATAGACCAACTAACTTGTCTAATAGATAGTACGGAATTCTTTCAGCTACTCTATGTCTGTCACCTTTAGTTGAAACATAATAGGCGTTAATCAACGCAGTACGATCCATGATGCGTGATTCAGCAACTTGTGGCTTTTTGTTTGTGCCTAATAATCTTGATTGTGCTTTTTTCATTAAATCTGCTACCTGTTCATCGCTTAGTGCTGAGGGCATATCTCTACGCCATACTTGATATTTTTCTTCGTCACTTGCATTTGGATTCAATAGAATCTCACGCATTGGTGTTGCACGAGGACCTTCTTCACCTCTAAACTTACTACGTGTTTCTTGTCTGGAAATTACTTTCAACTTGGAGAAACCGAAACTTTGATATACCGGAACACCTTCTTTATTAGGCTTCTCTAAGTACTTGAACGATTCTTTTTGATCCGCGCCTACTACTAATACAACACCCTGATAACCCAACTTTGCTAATTCTTGCAATGCTTGATTCAAATTGCCTTCTGCTGTGAAGATATTCTTTTGCTGGGGAAATACTGTTTGATAGATTGATAGTTTTTCTTCAGGCAATAACGGATCATCTTTGCCAACTGTCTTACTCACAAAGAAGTATGGGTCAGCTTTCATGTCTGCGGCTTGTGTAATCACAGCATCAGCTAGATACATGTGACCACTATGTCCCATGCCTCTTCCCCAACCGACGACTGCTAGTTTGCTATTACCTGTGCGTTTCATAATTTTTTAGGTTTCCAATTCATTTGGTCAATTAGTTTTAAGAATTGACCGGGTAAGTCATTCTGAAAGTTGATTTCAGGATGAGCTTGTACATATCCTTCTGGGTTAGTCTGCATGATACCACCATGCAATCCTACACTTAATGATTTAATGATTTGCATCTTCTCGTTAGAGATTGCTTCTATTGCACCTAACGTTGCTTTCAATCCATTAGCATCACTTAACAAAACTTCTGCTTTTTGTGGACTTAGATTTGCTCTAGCCCATTCAGGGAAATTCTTCAATAAGCCTTTAGTTCTTAGATTCTTATTCAAATATGTGTATAACTCTCCGCCTGGATTGCTAACACCCTTCTTGGGTGCTAGATAGTTATCAATCGCCTGTGCGTTTGCTTGAATGAATTTTTGTAACTTATCCAATCCAGTTGTATTTACCCCTGGCATTTCTTCAACATATGTAGTACCTTGAACAATGACTGTTGGTGTAGATAAGCTACCTGTATTTGATAATCTGCTTTCATCAGAGCTACCCAACTTATCAAAAAATCCAGTAGCTGCTACCATCATCTTTGCCTTACTAATTTTTTTACCTAATTTGCTATCAACTGGAACATGAAATGCAGTGATGTTCGGTTTAAAGTCGTATGTGTTTGTTCTTGGGTTTAATTGCGGCATTGCACTTGTACCATCTGGCTTAGTGCCTGGATAGAACAAAATTCCGCCTTCTAAGAAACCCTTCTGAGGACTTACTTGCTCAAACAATGACCATAGTTTTGCTACGTTGTTTGCGAATAGTTTACGACCTTCGTCTGCTTCACCACCTGTACCCAAGATGAACTTAACAACATCTTCGGGGCTATTAGGCAATGTGGGTGCACCTGATTTAGTTTGCATAGCGCCACGTGATAGATATGCCCATGCATTCTTTGGAATCATTCTAAAGATTCCCTTGTCATCTCTACCCCAATATACAACAGGCATACCATCCCACTTCAATTCGATTGAATCGTAGTTATCAGTCATGTAACGCATACGTTCAACTGCATGTAATGCACCATGGCTACCATTAGACAACACTAAATCTTCAATGTGTTGATATTTGCGACCTACTGTTGGTGCTGCTGCTTCTGTTAGGATATCTGAGAATTTCATTTTAACATATCCAATGTATTTTTAAACCACTCGTTAACACCGGGTGTTGCTGATTGCCAGCTACGACCTGCACGTGCTGTTACCATGATTTGTTCTCTATTTTGTTCAGGTACTTTTGCTAAGATAGATTCAACTGAACCCAAGTCTTTACCTGTAGCGCCTTTACCTAGTAGATACTGAGCAATTGTGTCCCAGTTGTCTGACAGTAGTTGTGCTTTCTTACCAGCTTCATCTCTTGCATACAAACCCTCGTCTGCTGACCAAAGCATACCTTGACTTGATGCCAAAGCACTCATTACTAGTTGTTTGTTAACACCTTTATATTGAGAACCTTGAGGGATATCATGTCTGTGAAACTGTGCAACCTTAGCAGCATTAGGGACGACTTTCAAATCTACTTGATAATATTGTCCGCCCATTGGGACTCTAGCATGAACTGTAACACCTGATTGATATGTTTTCAATCCTTGTTTCTGTAAGTAGTCATTTAATGCTTTGCGTGTTGTTTTGCCATCACTTGTACCAAACGCTTGTGCTAGTACATTCAAGTCTAGCATTGCGTCTAAATCGTTGCTAGGTACAACGTTGCCTTGTTTATCAAAACGTGGCTTATAGCAACTACCGACAGTGTTCACACCTACGCCTAAATCGTTTATAAATTTCTGTGTAGTTTGAGTTAATGGCTTACCTACTTTAGTTGGATCAAAGTTAGTAGCAACGTCATCCCAAATGTTTCCACCCTCAACAATATAACTCATTAGTAACTCACTTTGATAAATTGAACAACACCTTGTTGAAAGCCAGAAACTTTAACACGCAACCATACAAAATTACCTTGTAAATTGTGATAGCTTGTCTGTGTTGTATTATTACCTGGAATAGTGTAAGCAGTAAACCAATCATCTTCTGTTGGATCTTCTGCTAAGGTCGCTTGGACTGACACAAGACCAGTAAACGCAATGAGAGTCCACGTTAACGTTTGCAGGTCTTTATTGCCGAAATAATAACTAGCAGCCTGTTGCTTTTCACCGTTAATCGTGTACCCTACAACTCTTTGGTCATTGTAAGACACTTGAGGCATTAGAATTAATGTAGTTGCTTGTGCCATTATGCTCTCACTACTTCTACAACAACTGCGTCACCGACTAATTCTTGTGCTACTTGCTCTAATGCTGCTTGAATGTCGGAACCAGCGATGCCAGAAACTTCTGATTCGCTGTCCTTGACGATTTTACTGAATTTGATGACTAATACATCTTCGATAATCTTTGCCATGGTAAATACCCTATAATGATAGAGTATTTATCATGTTTAGACAGTATCGGCTCGTTTCTCTAGCTTATACTTTTTACCCAAGTGGTCACCGTGCATCAATGAAAAATAACTTAGATAGCTTTCCTCGTTGTAATCAATGAAATAGTTAGCACTTAGATAGTTATGATACCAAGAGCGCCAGCTTGCGGCGGAAGTCTGCTTCAACCACATTTTAAAAGCTGGTCCAGGACGCAAGTTCTTGTTAGCTTCTAAAATCTTAGTAACACTTTCTCTGAAGTTCTCCGGTACTCGTTTGCTTCTGAAATAAACACGGAATTTGTGCTTAGGTTCATTTACAAATGTCTTGACGCCCGCAAAACTAGAAGTTTCAGCTTGTGTGTAGTCAACTGTTGCTCCAACTATGCCGTCGAAAGTCTTATGCAAGAAATCTAAGTCATTATGAAAGACAGCCATAGTGTTGCCTTCCATTCTGATTGTGACAGTCTTATCTTTCTTATGGTCATCTCTGAACTGTAAACAGGCTTTAATGTCTGTTAGATTTTCCTTGATAATTGCAGTCTCGTCTTTATTGGGTTTACCCCACAGTTTACCTGTGTTAAAACGATGCTCGAATTCGTCAGGTGACCAGTAATAACCCCTACGTAACCCGGGCACAGTTACCCTAGCACGATATTCGTATTTGTTATAGTATAACTGGTCTCTGAAATCTACAAGGTCTACACCTTGTACGTTACTCGCTGACTTTAATAATCCCATCTTCGCCTACTTCTGCTGTTAGTTTTTGTTGCACATCGAAAACGAATTCATCATTCAATCCAACATGAACAGTGATTGTGCTAGATTTGATTCGCTCAAACAAGATTTTCTTTGAGAGAGGTACTCGAATCATTTCATCAATCTTACGTGCTAGAGGACGTGCGCCCATCTTACTATCGTAACCCTTTTCTGCAAGCAAATCAATTGCTGGCTCTGACAAGTTCAACGTAATGTCATGTGTATCCAACAATGACTTCTTCAAGTCGTTAACGAACTTAACGACAATCTTCTTGATTGCGAGAGGTTCTAGTTTGCTGAACTTACAGACCAAGTCAAGACGATTACGGAATTCTGGTTTAAAGAATTCTTTCAACGCTTTGTCATCTTCACCTGTACGCTCAGTACTACCGAAGCCAATCATGCTACGTTCACTGTCAGCACTACCCAAGTTACTAGTCAAGATAATGATACAGTTTTTAGCGTTGACTTCTTTACCGTTTGAGCCAGTGACTTTACCTTCGTCAAGCAATTGCAAGAAGATGTTGAACACGTCAGGGTGTGCTTTTTCAACTTCGTCAAACAATAAGATTGAGTGTGGGTTCTTGCTCAAGTCAGTAATCAGACGACCACCGCCGAGTGAACCTTCACCGAAACCAACATAGCCCGGAGGAGGACCAATCAAACTAGAAACAGTATGCTTCTCGCCGTATTCTGACATGTCATACTTGACAAGCGGCATATCTAAGTTCTTACTCAACAAACGAGCAAGTTCTGTTTTACCTGTACCAGTTGGGCCCAAGAACAAGAAACTTGCCATTGGCTTTGTAACTGTACCGATACCTGCGAATGATACGTAGATGCGGTCTAGGACTTGGTCAACAACCTTTTCTTGACCAAACAACTTGTCTTTGACGTTTGTTTCCAATGCTTGGATTCGGTCGTAGTTGTCGTCTTTGAGTTTATCAGCCGGGACACCTGCGATACGTTCAACTTGTTCGAAAATCATATCTTTGCTGATAACTGCACCTTTGTTACCTAGAACCCTTTGACGAGCAGCCGCGCCGTCAATCAAATCGATTGATTTGTCTGGATTCTTACGGTCATGCATGTAACGGGTAGAACTCTCAACTGCCGCTTCGATTGCCGCATCAGTAATTTCAACTTCATGGAAGTCGTTCAAACGAGTAGCCAACCCTTTAAGAATACGAACAGTAGATTCTTGACTTGGTTCATCAACTGCAACTTTATAGAATCGGCGCATCAACGCACGATCCTTTTCGAAACTTTCATAGAATTCTTCGAATGTCGTGCTTGCGATAACTTTCAATGTGCCTTTTGTGATAGCAGGCTTAATCATGTTCGCAAAGTCTGGACCAGTATTGTTAGCTGAGCCTGCACCCTTCATGGTGTGTGCTTCGTCAATAAACAAGATAGCTTTCTTCTTAGCATTCAGGGCATCAATAACTGCTTTAACTTTTTCTTCAAAGTCACCGCGATACTTAGAACCTGCAACCAAGCTACTAACTTCAAGTGAGTACAATTCATAACCCACTAAGAACTCAGGGATGTCACCTGTAACAAGTTTCTGTGCGATACCTTCAACGATAGCAGTCTTACCTACACCAGGATCACCCACCATCAATACGTTTGACTTGAATCGTTTAGCTAATACGTTAACAATGTCGTCAACTTCTTTACTACGACCAATCATTGGTTCAAGTTTGTTATCACGAGCCATGTTTGTCAAGTTAATTGTGTATTCTTCTAAGATTTCATCAGCTTGTTCTTCTGTCAACTTAGCAGTAACTTCGGCACCTTTGTACGTCTTTTGCCAGTGAGGGATGAATTCAGACTTGGTGATGCCGTACTTCAACAAGAAGTAATGGGCATGACTGTTAGTTTCATGTGCGATAGACAAATACAAGTCAATAGTTGTAACTGTCTTACGACCAGTGAACAATACTTGAGTTACAGAACGGTTCATAACACGCTCTAACGCATTAGTCTTGCGAGTATTTGCTTCTGTGCCTTCTTTTGCTTTGATAGCATGAAGTCCGTCTAGATAATGAGATACTTCTTTTGTCATAGTATCCATATCTGCCCCGAAACCCTCAAGACATTTCTTGAATGGAGTATGGGTGATTAGAGCCAACAATAAATGTTCAACAGTGCAATACTCGTGGCTACGTTCTTTTGCGTTGTTGATTGCTTGCTCAATAATTGCTTCAATTTCTGGTGAATGCACGTTTTGTTACCTTTATTTGGATTTGTTAATAGCATCAATGATACTAGAATCGATTATAGCAGGGATTACTGCTTTAATCAAGATATATTGGTCACCATTCCCGAATCTTGAAGGTAATCCTTCGCCTTGAATTCTCATCTGGGTATCGGGTTGTGTGTTTGGGTTGACTGTCACATCAAGTTCTTTACCCGAAAGTGTGTTAAATTTGAATGTCCCGCCAACAATCAAGTCTAGTATGCTAACTTCTTGTGTAGAGAATAGGTCTGGCCCGTTTCTCTCAAAGCGAGGATGTGGTCTAATTCTAAACTCGATAATTAGAATACTATCTTTGATGAGGTTATCAAATCGAATCGTTTGCCCATTCTCGATTCCCTGCGGAATTTTAATCTTAACAGGATGTGGGGTCGACCCAACTTGCAATTGAAGTGTCAACTCTTCCCCTGTTAATACTTGCTCCAGTGTTACCAAAACTTGTGTTCTATAACTAGGTTGCTGAGGTTTACCGTGATGCGGTCTTCCACCAAACATTTGCCCAAAAATGTCACCCATATCAAATCCATTCATATGGAATTCGAAGCCACCTGGAAAGCCACCTGGATGCCCTCTAGCCCCGAATGGATTTGGGTTATCGTATTGTTGTTTCTTATTTGGGTCGCTTAGTGTTTCATAGGCAGCTTGTACCTTTTGAAATTCAGCAGTATCACCACCCTTGTCCGGGTGATGAATTGCTGCTAGCCTGCGATAGGCTTTTTTAATATCTTCGGGAGTAGCGTTCTTTGCTACTCCCAATGTTGCATAATGGTCGGTCATAATATTGAGTGTAGCACAGTTTGTGTGCTAAGTCAATATTTATTAAGCGACTCCGGCAACCTTTTCTTTTGTTCTACCGTATGCTGCGATACCAAGTACAGCACCCATAGCGATGTGATATAGACCAGCACCTTGCAATGTTAATGGTTGCCATTGACTTGTTACTTGACCATGTGACAATGCTTGTAGCAATGACCATAGTACTGGGAAGATAACAAAGTCTGCTGTACAAGTCAACATGTAGATCCAACCCATCATAGGACGCATCTTCTTGTTGATCCAATCTGTCGCATCTTTATCTAATGCTACAGTAGATTCACCACCTTCTGACATAGCGCCGCCACCTGATTTTAATAGTTCTGCTTGATTTTGTTGTGTCATTTGTGATCCTTGAACAGGCGAACCTGCTCCGAAATTGGTAGCTGATGCTGGGCTTTGTGCTGTTGCTCCAAAGCCTCCAGTTGTCGATGGAGATCCAAAACCTCCTCCTGTTGACGCAGATCCGAAACCGCCTGCTGCTGCTGGCGTTGGTGAGCCGAAAGCGGCTGCTGTTGTAGTGGACGCATTTGTTCCTCCGAATGAACTCCCTTGAGGGAATGACGTAACTCCAGGATCACTTGCTAATGCTTCGTGATGTTCGTCATCGGTTGCGATAGCGTTATCTTGTGTTCCTGATTTCTTTGCTAGTAATGTTGCCATTTTATAATCCTGCCTTTGCTAAAAAGTCTCTTAATAATGCGTCTGGTTTTGCTGTCTTTGGTTTATGTGGGATACCAGCAGCGTCACGCATTTCGCTTAATTCTTGGTCAGCTGAATCTGGTTGTTCAACTTCTTGTTCTTCATCTTCAGGTGAATCGTCACCTACTTCCATGTTGTTCAATTCTCTATATTGTTGCGGGCTTAGTACAAGTGCAGATTTCAATTCTTCTACATTTGCGTGGCGCTTCTCACCCTTAATAATAATAGCCCATTCTTCTAACATCATTCCAGTTAATGTTTCTAAATCTTCAAGCATCAACACAATACGCTCAGGAACTTTTGTTCTACGGTTCATCTCAACAAATACTACGTATTTACCTGATGTAACTTCACCTGAACTTACTTCTGCATCTAGTATCCAGTCGTAGCCCTTTTCTAACCAGTCAACTAAGTCTTCAGCTTGCTGGTGTCCTTTAACGGTAAATGAGCAAGTAACGATTTCATCGTCAGAACCCATTTGTGCTTTATATTCGTCAACTGATAATTCAGGGGTAATTTGACCCTTGAAGTCCATGTAGTCTAAACCTTCTTTTAAGATTTTAGTCATTACATCATCCCCCCTTGAGGTGGCATTTGACCCATGCCTTGATCCATAGGTGGCATTTGACCCATGCCTTGATCCATACCTTGGTCTTGGTCTGCTTGGTCTTCTGATTCTTGTTTATCTAAATCATCATCGTATGCTGAATCTAGTTCTTCCAAGTCAATGTCTTTACCTGCTAATTCAACTGAACCTTCACGGATATCATTCATTAGTTCTTTTGGCATTTCAATCATAACTAACCAAACTTCACGGTCAACTAGTTTAGGATAGTGTGTTCCTGGTTTATAGTCGTCAGCAGATTGAATCTTTACTGGGACTTTCATAGTTGTCTTTTTGAACTTAACGTTGCAACCAACAGTTAGTAGACGCTTTGCACCCTTTGGGTTAGGCATCAATTTATGCGGATACATGAAAACACAATCAACTGTGTATCGCTTAATGTTAGGACCAGATACTAACTCACCGATTTCCCAGTTTTGAAACGCATATAAGTCGGCTTCGTCTAAGACACGTTCAAAATCGAGTAAAGTACTCATTGAACCGTCACTGGTGTATACCCCTTTGATAGTATCAATGATACTTGGGTAGTCGATGTTTTTGAAAAATTCGTCTGAAGGATTGCTCATAGTTTAGTATTTATCATTGGTTGAATGACTTTGAGCAAAGTAAGAAATTATAACCGTAGCCTAATATTTATCAAAATAATGTGTGTTAAAAGTACGCTATTATTCAGTAGACAATAGCCTTTAAATATTCATATGCTTTCATCAAGCATAACGCTCGACAAAGGAGATAATTTTGAGCAAACGCAA